GCTCGAATGGATAAATTTCCCAGCCAATTTCCAATTAGAGAATTAACTCTGGGGAGAGGTAAGCGGGCGATCCAATCTACAAAATCATCGTACATGCATTGCATGAATGACAAAGTGCCGTCACTGATTGCCTCAGCCTGCGTAGGAACATCTCCACTGCTTGAATTAGACAACAGTTCTTTGGATTCATTGATTTGTGCTGCTGCACTACCAGAAGGATATTTAATTCGACATTGCGTACAGAAACATTTTAATATATCATGTTCGCATATCTCAACATCCTTCAGAATCTTCAGTTCCTTCATAATCTTGTCTTGTTTGTTGAAATGTTCATTCCACTGTTTTTTCCAGATGGGCATCCAGTGCTCAATGTCTTTCCTCTCATTCTCAATGATGTCCATGTGAAGGGACGAAGTCTTATTGTCGCGAGAAGTTGTTATTCTTGCAAAATCAGGTACCATGGGTGCCAGTCGATGTAACGGCACCAAAGAATTGGCAACTGCTTGATTGAGACTATGATCACTAAGCTCGAATTGAGGTTTTAGAGTGACATTATAAGCTTGAATGCGATTCCACATTGACTCTGGATAGTTGCTATATTGCAAGCACTTTAAATCGGGAATATTGGAAGTCATCACTATTAGTTCAGGGATGTGAAAGTGAGCGCCTTTTTTGTCAGCTTCACTCTGCTCAGAACCCCAAGGAGTGTTGTTCACTAGATGCGTTATTTTACATACATCTTGTTTCTCAATGTTCTGTTCAGTCAACTTGCCATTGGCGACATCATCGAAAACGTAGATTTTCTTGCTTTCAATGTGGCCATCATCGTATTTACCGTTGTTGGCACGCCAAATTATCTCTTCAGAAGTCGTTAAACCACGAACTCGACAGAAGAAGCTAATGTACTGCTCAACCAAAATAGATTTCGCAATTGAGCTTCCTCCGTAGAAAAGAACACACCAGGGCCGCATTCGCGGACTATGCGCATATTTCGTCATCTTCATACGTTCAGTTAGATTGTCAATCTCTGTCAACCACATAGAATAGGTAGTGATGGTGCGCAGTGAATACTTGTCGCGCCTTTTCATAGCAGCTAAAGTCATACACAAGTCCATTCGAATTTGGATCACTTCGCGGGCGAAT